AGCAATTCGTGTTCTTGTTGATTCCGCAGATGATGTAACTTATATTCCAAGTGCAGATATGCCTGCAACTGCAGAAGCACCTGTAAAAGAAGAAAAAGTTGAAACTGAAGAAGAAGCATTAGATCGTATTAAAAGACGATTTGAAATACTTGATGAAATGACTGATGCTGTTGCTAATGGCACAGTTAGAGGACTAATTGTAAGTGGCCCTCCAGGTGTTGGTAAGTCTTTTGGTGTTGAGAAAGTTCTTGACGAATATGATATGATGGCAAAACTGTCCAGCAAACCACCTAGGACTGAAATTGTAAAAGGTTCTATGACACCAATTGGTTTGTTCCAAACTCTCTTTAACAACTCAAACGATGGAGACATCCTAGTGTTTGATGACTGTGACTCAGTGTTGTTTGACGAAACATGTCTTAACATGTTGAAGGCTGTTTTAGACAGTGGTAAGAAAAGAACTATTTCTTGGAAGTCAGAATCTGCCGCTTTGCGTAGGGAAGGTATTCCTGATAGGTTTGACTTTAAAGGTGGTTGTATCTTTATTACTAACGTTGACTTTGAAAGTGTACGTTCTAAAAAGATCAAAGATCACTTAGCGGCACTTATGTCAAGATGTCATTACATTGATCTTGAATTGGGTGGAGTCGAAGATAGATTCCGTAGAATTAATCAAATCGTTCGAGATGGTATGCTTGACGAATATGATTTTGGTGAAGAAGGCAACAAGGAAGTTACAGACTTCATGCTTGAAAAAGCAAGCCGACTTCGTGAGATTTCATTGCGTATGGTACTGAAGGTTGCGGACCTTAAACAAATGTCGCCAGACACTTGGAAGGAACTTGCTGAAAGTACTTGCATGAAAAGACTTGTAGACTGTTAGTTCTCCCACACTAAAGTTTCAAGTCGACCCTCTCGGAGCATAATGCTCCGGGAGGTTTTATATATGAGGTAAAAATGAAAATAAAAATATTAATTGGGTTGGCATTTTGTTTTTTTGCATTTCCAGTGAATGCACAAGAAATTGAAGAAGTAATTGTTGTAGGTTCTACCATAGAAGAGTTTACAACAGATCATGTAGATGATGATTCGCTACTCGAAGTAATTACTCCTATGGCAGAATTCACGCAAGGTGGATTCGGTGGATACGTTGGATATACTGATAGAGGCACACAAAGTAAACACACGTCTGTGTATAGAAATGGTGTACCAGTAAATGATGCAGGTGCTGGTTGGTATGATTTTGCACATGATATTACTACAGGTAATGAAAGTGTTAAAATTGTTAGTGGTGCTAATAGTGTTTTATATGGCTCTGCAAGTATGGCTGGTACTATTTTTATCAATGATAAGTTTGATCAAAAGGCGTTTGCTTCTTATGGAGATAATTATGAAAAATTTTATGCTGGTTATAAAAATGTCAGTATTTCAAGATTTGACGTAAGCAATGGTAGTGTTAAAACAGATAACAATGAAATTGACAGTTATGTTAATACTACTGCTAGAGCAAAAGCAAAATTATTAAGTTTTGATGTTGTTGCAAATTACACTGACTATGATTATGATTATGATGGTTGTTACAATGCTAGTTGGACAAAAACAGATGACTGTAAGCAAAAAGGTGATAAAGGTGGACTTAGTATTAGGAATGACTTTTTAACAATAGGTTACAATTACAATAACGCAACTTACTTTACTGAAGATGCAGAAACTAGCAAAGGCGAAGCAGAAAGATATTTTGTAGATGCTAGACAGGCAGTTATTGAAACAAAAGAAGTATCTACTATAGTTGGTGCATCCTTCACTCAAGAAATTTATAATGATAACGATAGAGAAGAGTATAGCATTTACTCTGTTCTTAACTATAAAGATCTTTTTGATATTGGTGTTAGAGCATCGGAAGACTATGTAGTAGGTAGACTTGGTGTAGCATATGAATTGTTTTTTGCTAATGCTGGTACTAGTTTTAGAAGTCCTACACTTAATGAAATCAACGGTGATGCTTGGACATTGCCCAATCCAGACCTAGAACCAGAAGAAGCATTTGGTTTTGAAATTGGATATGGTTCTGTAAGTTATTTTAACTACGAATTCAGTGAAGGCATAGACTATGTTTATTCAGTAGGACAATATGTAAACACAGGCGAGTATGATACACAAGGTCTCAGATTTAACGACTCTTTTAGTGTACCTTGGGGTGGCCTTGGTGTTGACATTAGATATACAGATACTGATCAATTTAGAGTGCCCAGATGGTCAGGTAACTTAAATTATTTTGCAAGTGTAAAAGGTTGGGATATTAATACGTCTTGGTCTTTTGTAAATGATAGAAAACCTAGTCCATATGATGGTGATACTTTAGAGGACTACGATACATTTAATATTTCTCTAAGCAGACGTATTGGTAATGATATCACTATCAGTGGTTCTATTAGAGACTTGTTTGATAATAACTTTGAAATTGTGCCAGGATATAGAGCAGGTGGTAGAACTTTTGTGTTGACTTTAACTTGGCAATAAGATAAAATACTTATATGCAAACTGTAACTTTAGAAATACGTGACGAGGTTAACATCAGGTTTCAAGGACTTGATGTTAAAACTCGTCGTAAAATTTCTGATGAAGTGAAATACTTTTTGCCGTATGCATATCATATGCCTGCTTTTAAGTTGGGCAGATGGGACGGCTGTATTAGATTTTGCGACATTGGTGGCCGTAGTTATATTCATTTGTTGGATAGACTACTGCCCATAGTTACAGGCGATGGTTATGAAGTAAATGTTGTTGATAACAGAAAGCATTGGGATTTGAACTTTGAACATGTTGAAGCAACCAGTTATGATCATATATCTTGGCCAGCAAAACATCCTGCCGCTGGATTGCCTATTATCCTAAGAGATTATCAAGTAGAGGTAATTAATAGATTTTTAGATAATCCACAATGTTTACAAGAGATTGCCACAGGTGCTGGTAAGACTCTTGTTACTGCTGTTTTAAGTCACAAGTGTGAGAAGTTTGGTAGAACTATTGTAATTGTTCCAAACAAAGATTTAGTTGTACAAACAGAAAGAGACTATAAAAATTTAGGTCTTGATGTTGGTGTATTATATGGCGACAGAAAAGAGTACGACAAACATCACACAATATGCACTTGGCAAAGTTTAGCAGTTCTTCAAAAGAAAACCAAGGAAGGTTCTGCTGAAGTAGAGTTAGAAACATTTTTAAATAATGTTGTGTGCATTATGGTTGATGAGGTACACAAAGCAAAAGCAGATGTATTAAAAGATTTATTGAGTGGTATGTTTAAAGATGTTCCAGTACGTTGGGGACTTACAGGAACTATACCAAAAGATGATTATGAAGCAGTTGGTTGTACCTGTGCATTAGGTCCTGTTGTTGGTAATCTAAGCAGTAAAGAATTACAAGACATGGGTGTACTTGCTGACTTGGATATAAGTGTATTGCAAATGCTAGATAGTCCTTTAGGGTTCAATGGATATGCTCAAGAATTAAAATGGCTTACAACCGACGAGACTAGGTTAAAACACATATCTAAAATAATAAGTCAATTGAGTAACGATGGAAATACACTGGTGTTAATAGACAGAATTAAGACTGGTGAGATATTAACAGAGATGAATTCAGACTGGGTGTTTGTTAGTGGTGGAATGAAAGTTAAAGACAGGCAAAAAGAATATGAAGAAATTTCTGACATGAACAACAAAGTCATAATTGCTACATATGGTGTTGCGGCAGTAGGAATTAATATTCCAAGAATATTTAATCTAGTAATGATAGAACCAGGCAAAAGTTTTGTTAGAGTAATTCAAAGTATTGGTAGAGGCATTCGTAAAGCAGAAGATAAAGACTATGTGAATGTTGTAGATATCACAAGCGATTTAAAATACAGTAAGAGGCATCTAACAAAAAGAAAGGCTTTTTATAGAGAACAAAATTTTAGACATACTGTAACTAAGGTAAATTATAAAAATGAAATTTGATTGCGTAGTAATTATAGACTGTTGGAGTATGCAACAACATGAAATTATTCTTCAAAAAGAAAGCAGAAGTGATGATTATAAATTGTATGAGTTGAACAAATGTAAAAGATTTTATCAAGACTTCAAAGACAATTTGAGAAAATTTGAATTTGATAACATTTTACATGCACTTTATAGAAATAGTGATAATGGAGATTTGTTGAATAAAGTTGAAATAAATTATGATATGTCAGACATACCTTCTCGACAAAGATGGATGTACCAAACACATCCTTTTTCTAGTCAGAACCTAGGAGAAGGATTAGTTAATAGTTTAACAAATGATATGGCAGTTCCAAACGATATAGAAAAATTAACAGATGGTAAAAAAATTCTTGTGTGTGGCAGGAGTTTTGGTGCCTGTGTTCATGGAAGACCAGTTGGGATTCTTCCTTTACTAAACTTAGGTTATGATGTTTACATATCAAGTAAACTTGTTCTTAGGGAAGGATACAGAGTGAATTCAGCAGGTAACCATCCTACTGATTTAGACGCAGAATTTCTGCTCAGTGATGATGTAGTATGGACTCATCATAGAGAAGTAGATGAAGATGGTGAATGCCGTCTAGTACCAGATTTATTTAAAGCAGTAGCAATTCACCGAGATCAACTTCATGTACACGATATGTTAATAGAATATCAAATGAAAGATGACATGTATTTTATATAGGAGAGATTATGAAAATATTAACCGTAGAAAATCGTCCATATGAACTGGACACAGTACCAGATGAAATAGACGATCTACGTTATTGTGCTCTTGACGCAAGTGATAGAGAATGTATAGATTTTTACTTTTTACCTTTAATTTTTTTAGAGAGTTTTTATGCACCAGCAATTTGTTTAGACATAGGAGGCAGAAAAATACAAATGCCTATGGACTGGAGCATTTTGTTGTGTGATGATGATTATGGTGGCATAGAGTGTTTGCCTTTAGCAAGTTTAAACAACAGAGGTTTTAGAGCATTAGCAATGAATCCTTTAAGTAACAGAATTCCTGACAGTTATGAAATAACTATCACAAACATTTTTCAAGATGTAAAATGGTATTTTCCTAAATTAAAGCATGGACATTTGTTGGCAGTACCCATTGAGGATAAGAAAGAGCCAAGGTGTGTTTACTTTGTAAAAGAGTTAAATAAAGTGCAAGACATAGAAATGGGTGATTTAATATGATGTATGAGTTTACCAGCGAAAGTGTAAGCGAAGGGCATCCAGATAAAATTGCTGATTTGATATCAGATAGAATAGCAGACTTTTTAATAGGTGGTAAAAGTTCTAATAGAGCGGCAATAGAAACACTCGTTACAACAAACATGGTTACAATAGCAGGTGAATTTAGAAGTTTTTTTTACAACAAAGAAGAAATTGATAAAATTGTTAGAGATACTGTAAAAGAAATTGGATATGAGCAAGAAGGATTTCATTGGGAAAAATTAAAAATATATAATGAGTTGCATGGACAAAGTCCTGATATTGCTTTAGGAACAGACAAATTTGGTGCAGGTGATCAGGGATTGATGTTTGGGTATGCTTGTGAAGAAACTCCTACATACATGCCTAGTGCAATTTATTACAGTCATGAGATACTAAAATTTTTAGCAGAGCAAAGAAGAAAGGATATAAATTGGTTAGGACCAGATAGTAAGGCTCAGGTTACTATGGAGTATGCTGATATAAACACTCCATTTAGAATAAGTAAAGTAGTATGCAGTAGTCAGCACACTGAAGACTATCCATTAGAGCATACACGAGACGCACTAAGACATTTAGTAGGTCATGCACTCGACGGGTGCAATGCTCCTTACGATGAAAACACAGAATTTTTAATTAACCCTACAGGTAGATTTGTAGTTGGAGGACCAGATGGAGATACAGGACTTACTGGACGAAAAATTATTGTTGATACTTATGGTGGGTATGCTCCACATGGTGGCGGTGCTTTTTCAGGTAAGGATTGCACTAAAGTCGATAGATCGGCGGCATATATGGCTAGATATTTGGCAAAGAACATTGTAGCAAGTGGTAAGGCAAAAAATTGTACAGTACAATTAAGTTATGCAATTGGCATGGCAGAGCCAACTAGTTTATATGTTTATGCTGATGGTGAAGTAAGAAATGACATAGCAAATTGGATAAGAGAAAATGTTGACTTAAGACCTGTTGCAATCATAAATAGATTTGATCTGTTTAATGTAGAATTATCAAAGACAACAAACTATGGACACTTTGGTAAAGAAGGATTGCCCTGGGAAGAAATTAATTTATATTAAAATGGAATTTGACTTTAAAAAACACATTCGAACAATAGTAGACTATCCTATAAAAGGTGTTCACTTCAGAGATATTACTAGTTTACTTGAGGAGCCTAAAGCATTTAAGGAATGTATTACAAGACTGTCTGTGGAGGCGGCAAAGTTTGATGCTAATTGTATTGTTGGTATAGAAAGTAGAGGATTTGTATTTGGTGCTCCAATTGCAACTAAATTTGAATTACCATTGATACTTGCAAGAAAACCAAACAAACTTCCAAACAAAACAGTAAGTAAACACTTCCAATTAGAATATGGTGAAACAGAATTACATATACAAGAAATATCACCAATAGAAGGTAAAGTATGTATAGTTGATGATTTAGTTGCCACAGGAGGTACAGCACTTGCCTGTGCTGATTTAATACATGAATATTGGAATATAGATAAAGCAAATATATTAATACTTGCAGTAATAGATTTACCAGGACTGAATGGTAGTAATCTAATTAAAGAACAAGGGTATTATGTAAAAACTCTTTTAGAGTATGAAGGAGCATAATGAAAGAGATAATTTTAATTGCATTAGAACACGAAGCACCTAATATGGCAAAATGGGATAATGTATTTTTCACTGGCGTAGGAAAAATCAATGCCGCACTAACAGCCGCTAAAGTTATACAAAAGTTTAAACCAAATAGAATATGGAATTTTGGAACAGCAGGTGGAATCAAACTAGAGCAAGGTTGCTACGAAATGGTAAACTTTGTAGAACGTGACAAAGGTAAATGTCCTGAGTCCATAGAAGTAATGCTACCAAAAGATCCTGTTTCTTTAAGTTTTGGTGTAGGATATACATGCAGTACAGGAGATAATTTTGTAACAGATCCTAATTTAGAAATACCTGCACATGTTGTTGACATGGAGGCATTTGCTATTGCAAAAGCCTGTTTAAATGAACATGTAGACTTTAAGTGTTATAAGTATGTAAGTGATAGTGCTGATGACACCGCAGATACAAGTTGGTTAGACAATGTGCAAAAGGGCGAAGAACATTTTATAAACATTTACAAAAAAGAGGTAAAATGAAAAAAGTAACTATAAAAGATATAGGCGGAAAAATTATCAAAGACAATGCAACCTATCTTTTAAAAGATAATGCATTTGGTAATAATCTTGTTTTAAGCAGTACTATGCTGAGAGCCAATCAACATACCACAGGTCATAATCATAAAGGCCAAGAAGAAGTATATTTCTTTATTAGTGGACATGGTGAAATGGAGATTGATGACAATAGATTCACTGTTGAAGAAGGAGACGTTGTCTGTATCGAAGACGGAGAATTTCATAAGGTGTATAATACAGGTCATCTTGGATTATACTTTGTATGTGTATTTGACGGAGGGAGAAACCACTAATGGCACAACCACAACAACAACAGAGTGATAGACTTAAATTTCAAAAGAAAAAAATTAAAGATCAGTCACAAGAAATAAAAGAGCAACAAGACAAAATCAATGAATGGATTAAACAACAGCAAGATCCAAGGCACAATCAATGGTAGAGTTTTTGAATCACCCATTGGTAGATAATTGGTATTCTGCTATTGCTATAAATGTTTTTATTCTATATCTATCATATAAAATTATAGTATATGGTGGCACAGGAAAATTTAAAAAACATCTTGACAAATTACTAGATTTTGTTTTAATGAGAAAAAAAGAAGATAAAGTAAACAGTGGAGCAAAGTTTGGCTAGGAAAGTGCAAATACCATTAAAAGAAGTAATGTCCAATTTAGATAAGAGAAATAAGAATTGGTATAACTCTCTGACTGCTGAACAGAAAAAAGCATTTAGCACATGGATGATGATGAGATATGCTAGTAGTGTGCAAGGTAAAAATGCGGCACATTATTTGTTTATGATTAATGAACTAGTTAATAAAAACTTTGAAGATATTTATAAGCATCCAGAATTACAATGGTTATTGCTGTCAGCAAGTGGTATAGGCAAAATTGAATTTCATCCATATATAAAACCACCAAACACAAGAAAGAAAAAAGATAAAGTAAGTGAATTTTTATATGAACTGTTTCCACTTTTAAAAAGTGATGAGATAGATTTAATGTTAAGTATAAACACAAAAGAACAATTAAAGGAACTAGCAATTGAGCACGGCTACGATGACAAAACAATCAAAGACATCTTTGGAAAATAGGCCAACCTGTAAATGGTGTGGTAAAAGTTTTATGAGTGAGCGAACACTAGCCGCTCATATGTGTCCAAAGAAACGAAGATTTGCAGATAGAGAAATGACACATGTACGTTTAGGCTATCGTGTGTTTCAATTGTTTTATGAATTAAATACAAGTTCTACTAAATCTAAGACTATAGAAGACTTTATAATGAGTCAATATTATGAAGGCTTTGTAAAATTTGGTAGAAGTTGTATTCGCAATGAATATTTAGTTCCAGAAGTATTTGCAGAATGGTTAATAAAGAATGGCAAGAAACTTGCTGATTGGCCAAAAGATTCAACTTACGATGAATTTTTATTACAGTATGTAAAGAAAGAACCAGGACTTAAAGCATTAGAAAGAAACATAATTTATCTTAGTAAATGGGCAGAAGAACATGATTGTCCATGGCAAGACTACTTTAAATATGTAAGTACGCCTCGAGCGGTGTATGATATTCGAAGTGCTAAAATAAGTCCTTGGCTCTTATATCTTTCAGAGTCAGGCGATCACTTGCTAACACGTCTTAATGATGAACAGATCAATATGATTAATCATATCATAGAAGCAAAGTTTTGGTTAAGTGTGTTTGCAAAGAATCCTGAAGAAACTAAAGAAATACAGGAAACATGTATTGAGGCAGGAATATAATAATGAAAGTAAACTTAATTAGTCACAGTCAATCCGATGGTAGTTACATTATAGATAGTGCTAGTGCAACAGAACTTGTTGCCTTTTGTGCTAGAGTAAGTAACCCTAACAATCAGATGAACAGCGAAACCAGTGAAAAGTTAATCAAGTATTTGATGAAACACAAACATTGGTCTCCTTTAGAAATGGTATCAGTTTGTTTAGAAATTGAAACAACAAGAGATATTGCAAGACAAATTCTTCGGCACAGGAGTTTTAGTTTTCAAGAGTTCAGTCAAAGATATGCTGACCCAACAAAAGATTTAGATTTTGAAATCAGAGAAGCAAGATTACAAGATCCAAAAAACAGGCAAAACAGTATTCCAACTGACGACTTCTCATTAAATCATCAATGGGAAGAAATGCAGAAAGATATCATTAGAGCATCAAGGCATGCATACACTTGGGCAATAGAAAAAGGTATTGCTAAGGAACAAGCCAGAGCAGTATTGCCTGAGGGTAATACTGTAAGCAGAATGTATGTAAATGGTACACTTAGAAGTTGGGTACATTACATAGAACTACGTGGTGCTAATGGTACACAATTAGAACATATTAAAATTGCCAATGCAGTTGCAGACGTGATATCAAGAGTATTTCCACTAGCAGAAGACTTTAAAAACAAAGAAATACAATAAATTATTCTATTTCAGTAACTTAATTGCAAAAACCGGTTGACAAAAACTGGTTTTTTGCTATTATATATGAACAGTTAGGAAAAGGAGTAATTTATGAATATTAACGAAATTAAACTAGCAATCTCAAAAGGCGAATTTAGTCTTGATGAACTTAACCAATTGACTAATTATATTCAGTCTGTTAAGGTAAACCAAGCCAAAAAGTCTTTAAAGGTTGGCGACGACGTATTTGTAGTCCAAAAGACTAAACGAACATATGGTGTCATTAGAGACATCAAAATCAAGAAAGCCATTGTGTCCATGAGAGGACAACAATACAATGTTCCGCTTTCTATGATTGAACCTGCATAAGGAGTAATTTATGCATAATTTACCTGCAATACTTTGTAGTATTTTTTTAATTGTAGGTTGCGGAGGCGGAGGAGGTTCTGAACCAGTTACACCAGAGCCTACACCACCACCTACCCCACCTACCCCACCGCCCACAGCAACTTTTTCTGATGATCCAATTATTTTGTCAGATATTCAAAGTTACTATGTAGACCAATGCTTGATTCCAAACATTGGTTCTGTTATTCCAGTAGATATCAATGGAGACCAAGATGACGATTTTATTATTCATTATTGGTGTCCTCAAGAAGAGTTTGGTAATTCTGTTAGAACAGATACACCAAATGCTATTGTTGCCTATGTAAGCACAGGAGGTGTTTACGATATAGACAATTACAATGTGTTTGGAGAAAGTTATGTATCGCTTACCGGTGCTTCAAGAAAAGTAGCAGTAGCAGATATAAATGGAGATGGCAAGGAAGACATTGCATTTGCTATGAACAACGAAGATGGTAGAGCAACTTGGGAACCTGAAGATCAACTTAGTAATGGTGCTATACCAGTTGTATTATTAAGCACTGAAACTGGTTACGAAATTTTCCAACTTGGTGTTGCTGACTGGGGACATGAAGTACAAATTACCACAACAGGTGATGTGTTGTTTACAGGATACAATGTAGGTACTCAAGCATTTAATTACAACGGTAGTGCCTGGGCAAATGTCACCGATTACTATCCTGAACTAAGTCCAAAGTCACATTTAGTTGGACCCAATGTGTCATACATTGCAAATGAAGTAACCAATGCTGGCGAGGTCGGTGTAGAGATTTTACAACGATCTGGAGGCGAATGGGTATCCTTTGCTGATTACTTTATAAAAGAAGAGTTTAAGGTACAGTTGGAAGGTTGGAACAATACGGGTTCGGGTAATTATTCTGATATAGGTGTTTTTAAATTTAACAATGTAAACTACATTGGTGGCAACATTGACAAAATGTGTTTGATACAAATGAATGATAAAACATTGTTAGTACCTAAAATACAATCTATGGCACTAATAGATGGCACAGAACCTCAGGAAGGACTGTCATATCAAGAAGTTGATACTACACCTGTTAATCTGTTTATCTTCTTAGACTTAGTTGAAAATGAACTACAGTTATTTGAATCTCCCATAGAAGAAGAAATGATTAACTATAATTTCAACGAGTTTTCATGTGAGGATATTACTAGCAACGGCAGAGGAGATATAGTTGCTTCAGTATTCAGTCAAAATTGGGACGAAGATACACCTGAGAGAAGAGGTGTACCAATAGTTTACATAAATGATGGTTCAGATACACTTGTTACAGTTGACACTAGTGAGTGGCCTACATTCTCTGAGGATTTACAAGACTCATTAGGGTTTATGAATGATATCAATAATGATGGTTTAGTGGACCTAATTATGCATGGAATTACCACAGAATACAACGGAAATGTGGAAATATACCTAGCAAATAGCAATATTGACTAAGATTTCGGTTGACAAAACAGCAAAATTTGCTATTATATATACATAGTTAGGAAATAGGAGTTGTTATGCAAATACCCGCAAATTTAGCAAGATCGTTTAATAAAGCAGTATCTAACCCAGAAAACATTCAGACAAATGGACATGTAAACTGGAATTTTGTAGATGCTGATGTTTACATGGATGTTGGTCCAAAAAATAATCAAAGTAATGTATTGCATTACAAAATGTTTGACTTTTTAGCAGATGCTTTTGAAAAAGCAAACGGCAAACAAATTCAAGGCAAAGAAGCAACATTAGGTGTGTTTTCAGAATATGCCGAGGAAGGGTTACAGTAATGCATTCTGTTATCAGCAATAACAAGCGAAAAGTTAAAGTTGCAAAGCAGTATGCAGAATTAACACTGGACGATGTCAGACCACCACTACCAGGAGAGGATGATTACATTGACCAAGAAAATGGTCAGTGTTGTTGTGGTGAGTATGACTGTCCTGATTCTTATTCATGTTGGACAAGAGGTTGGTAATGGCTAAAAAGCAATACGCACAAATTGAAGGTTATGGGCGATTAATGGTTCCTTTGAACTTATTGGAAAAAATTGCCGCTGAAGGATATGTTGTCGAGACTGGTTATGGTGACAACAACGAGATATCTATCACAAAAGTTGAAAAGATATCTGGTGTTAAGTTGTGGACACAGGATGATGTTGATGCCGCTATTGTTCAACAAAAACTTGAGGAGTCTAAATGAACCCTTGGAACATAATTCAAAAGTTAGAATCAGATAATAGCAGACTGTTCAAAGAGTCTGTTATTGCTGATAATATTGATAACGACACATTTGTTTGGGGAGCCAGACTTGCTCTTGACCCTATGATAACATTTGGTGTCCAACAAGTTCCTGTAAAGAAAGATCCAACAGGCGAAGGTCTTAGCAACGAGGACTTTGATAAACTTGCTAGAGACTTAGAACAAAGAGAACTTACAGGACATGCGGCCAGAGATGCTATTCTAATTGCTATGGCCAAGGCTACACAAGAACAATGGAATGATTGGTACAGAAGAATACTAATTAAAGATCTCCGTTGTGGTGTTAGTGAAAAAACAATCAACAATGTGCAGAAAGATACTATCCCTGTATTTGGTTGTATGTTAGCACATGATGGTGCTAAACACCCCAAGAAGATTACAGGTGAATGTTATGTTGAATACAAATACGATGGCGTTAGGGTTATTGCTATTGTGCAAAACAATAGTGCAACCTTACATAGCCGAAACGGGAAACTACTTTCCAACTTCCCACATATCGAAGAAGCACTCAGCAAACCAGAATTTAATAATTTGGTATTCGATGGCGAAGTAATGAGTGAGGACTTCCAAAGTCTAATGAAGCAGGTGCATAGAAAAGAAGGTGCACAGACACAAGATGCCTACTTAGCATTGTTTGATATGTTGACACTAGATGAATTCAATGCTGGTGGCACTGAACTTAATGCATTGCACAGACGTGAAAGAATGCTTGCCTTAGACTTTGACAGCAACATTACTGTGGTAGATGCTACACTGGTTAATTTTAATACACCAGAAGGCACAGAACAGTTTGATGCTATGAACAAAGAAGCATTAGACAAAGGTTATGAAGGACTTATGATCAAGCCAATACATGAAGGTTACAAATGTAAACGTAGCCATGCTTGGTTAAAAGTAAAACCTTTTATAGAAGTAACACTTACAGTTGTAGGTTTAGAAGAAGGCACAGGTCGTAACGAAGGACTACTTGGTGCACTTATTGTAGAAGGTGAAGATGATGGTAAGTTCTTCCATCTTAACGTTGGCAGTGGCTTAACAGATCAAGACAGAGAAGACATTTGGTCAAATCAAGATCAAGTGTTAGGACAATTGGTTGAGATTAGAGCCGATGCCGCAACACAATCTCAAGATGCTGAAGATACTTGGAGTTTGCGTTTTCCGAGATTTAAAACTTTCAGAGGTTTTGAGATAGGAGAAAAATTATGACAGTAGAACAATGGGAAATATTGGCATGGTTATTTTTAATTACTGCAGGTATGCTGACTGTTGCTGTCATGTGGTATCAGATGAGAATTAAATAATGGAAAAATATTTAGTATCAGATCTCACTGATAAACGTAACCATAGACAGAAAATTTACAAGTTTCCAAATGGTTATGGTGCAAGTGTTATTCAAGGACCATACACTTACGGTGGACCTGATGGTAAATGGGAGTTGGCTGTTTTGGATAAGAACAAAGACTTATGTTACACAACACCTATTACTGAAGATGTTGTAGGACATTTAAATGACCCTGAAGTTGATAATTTGTTGAGACAAATTAAACAATTATGAAATGTTACATCCTCTAGAACAGCAATACATTGATCACCTCGCATTAGGCAATGAAAATGAGCCTGGAATGTTACTATTGCCAGAACATCATGTAATCCATACCACTGTAAAAAATGTTTTAGAAAACAAACATGAAGACTTAAATGATATGTCCTTGGTATATTGGATTTGGTTGGATAAAGATAACAATGATTTTTTATACATTGGCACAACAGACAAAAATGTAAAAGTTAGATTAACAACACATTATGCAAAAAATGATGGTGTGTTACAAGAGGACGGAAGACGTATTAAGTTGGAATCAGTTGGCGAATTTAATGATACTGGAAGTTGGAAAGACTGGAGAAGTATAAAACATAAATGGCCAAATTTTGATTATTACAATGCAGATGTAACTCTCTTCAAAGTAAGAAACGCCGAAACAAATGCTATACATCTTTACAAGCCAAAGGCCAACAAAGAATATAGTAAAGATTATCTATAGGATAAATATTCGCATGTACAAACAAATCAGCGATATTCTCAATCGAGAACAAACTAGACAAGACAACACAATAGAATTAATTGCCAGTGAAAACTATACTAGTCAGGCAATTATGGATTTGTGTGGTTCTATTTTTACAAACAAATATGCCGAAGGTTACCCAGGTAAAAGATATTACAATGGTTGTCAAAACTATGACGAAGTAGAATCATTAGCAATTAAAACTGCAATTAAATTGTTTAACAGCAACTATGCAAACGTGCAACCACATTGTGGTGCTAATGCAAACACAGCCGTTTACCAAGCATTTTTGCAACCAGGTGATAAAATACTAGGTATGGATTTAGCAAGTGGCGGACATTTAAGTCATGGCTCACCACCAAACATATCAGGTAAAATATATGAAGCACATCATTATGGTGTAAACAATGAAGGCTTTTTGGATTATGATGAAATTGAAAAACAAGCAAAAAGTGTTTTACCTCAAATGATTGTTGCTGGTGCAAGTGCATACCCAAGACAGATTGAATGGAAGAGATTTAGACAAATTGCAGATGAAGTTGGTGCAAAACTTTTAATTGATATGGCACACTATTCAGGAATTATTGCAGGTAAGGCATACACAAACCCACTTCCTTTTGCTGATGTTGTTACAAGCACAACACACAAAACTCTTAGAGGTCCAAGAGGAGGTATAATTTTATGGAACTCTCCAGAATATACTAGAAGAATCAATAGTGCAATTTTTCCTGGTACACAAGGTGGACCTTTAATGAACATTATTGCCGCAAAAGCACAATGCTTCTTAGAAGCAAGTGAGATGGAGTTTAGTGTTTATGCACATGATGTTGTTGCTAATGCTAGAGCATTTGCAGAACAACTTATGGTAAATGGTTTTGAATGCTTGACAGGTGGAACAGATTCGCATATAATACTTATAGATTTAACAAATAAAAACATCAGTGGACGTGAAGCCGCCGACCTATTAGAAGAAAATGGTATTACTGTGAACAAAAATGGTATCCCAAATGATCCAAGAGGGTTTACTGAAACTTCTGGTATTAGAGTAGGAACAGCGGCAGAAACAACTAAAGGACACGATGCAGAATGGTTTAGGAACCTAGCAGATAAAATTGCTGAAATTATTGTATGAAAAAACAGGAAGAGATGTTAGTTATTACCGCAGAAGAATGTGGAGAACTAATACAAGCATGTAGCAAAGTTATTCGTAGCAAAGGCAAAACAAAATACATAAGAAACTTACAAGATGAAATTGGTGATGTAATGTGTATGATTGAAATTATAAAGTTAAGTGGCCTTGTTACAGATGAACAAATTGCAGATAGAATTAAAGAGAAAAAAGAAAAATTAATGAAGTGGAGTTTATTGTTTAGTGAAGATTGATTTTGACGTAGATATTGATATGGCAAACAGAGATGATTTACTAAAATTAGTAAAGCATACTCCTGCAAGTATTTTTTCTAATAATGAATTTAGCAAACACAATACAGGTGTTTATATACAAAACATTCCGTTTGATCCTGTTGAAGGATACAGCACTATTGATCACAAAGATGCAGAAGAACAAGGTTGGTTTAAATTAGATGTATTGAACAATAGCATTTACAAAGATGTAAAAGACAATGCACATTTAGATAAACTGCTAAACACAGAACCTATGTGGGAACTATTCCAGCATGAAGAAATAGTTGAAAAACTATTCCATATTAATAATCATTGGGAGATAGTAAAGCAACATCCACCCACAAGTATAGATCAGTTGGCAATGATATTGGCAATGATCAGGCCAGGTAAAAGATATTTAGTTGGTAAATCTTGGCAAGAGATTGAACAAGATGTTTGGGTAAAACCAAATGATGATACATACTTCTTTAAAAAGTCTCATAGTTATGGTTATGCAGTGGCTATAATTGTGCAGTTAAATTTGATTTGTGAAGGTTAGTCGTCTACCTTCTGCACCAACTGAATCGTTCTTCTCTTTATCCTTTTCTTAATTAAATTCTGTAACGTTGTTACAGGTCCAAATAATATTTCAACATCTTTGGTAGCAAAAGTTTTTAAGCAAGAATGAAATTGTTTCATTTCATAATGTAAGAATACATCTATAGGAAGTTGCCGGTTACTTTCCCACCACCAAATTTGACCTAGTTCTAAAAATTCTTTTCTCAATGTAAGATTAGGTATTGTGTCTACATCATAAAATGTAAGTATTTGATTATCTTGATTGACTACAATACCAACATATTCTTTCCCTGAATATTTTATGCCGGTTAAAAATTCTAATTCTTCTTTGATAGGTTCCATTCAATAGTTATTTACCAAATTAAATTTTAGATAAATACAGTTATGAGCAACTTTAGTCAAGGACTATACATTTATGACAATGAAATTGATGTTACAATAACATCTACAAGCATATTACTGGATAACAGACCAATGAATAATAGAAAATTAAAAGCACATAAAGGTGTAACAAATGAGTTCATTTTCAATGTAACAAATAGAGATAGAAAACCACAGAACTTATATTCTGATACTCTTAGAGCATCTATTATCAATCCCACAAATAAAAAGAGATTGGTAACTAAAACTTTGGAAGTAAACATGGATTTAGGTAAAGCAAAACTTCTTTTAACAGATGGTGACTTACAAAATATAGAAAGAGGTTTATATTGGATATATCTAACTAGAAGTGACAGTGAAATAGAAAGCAGACCTTTATATAGCGATCACAATAACAATGTCAGATTTGAGATAGAGGTTACAGACCAAGTTGTCCAAGATCCAGTTGCTACTCAAACCAACACAACATTTGTACAAACTGCAAACACTATGTTAGGTGATGCCGCAAACATTTTGGTTAGTAGTGCATTGTACGGAAACATAGAAAAAAACTTTACTGATAGTCAGCACACAATAGCAGTTTATCCTGATACATACACAGGACAAGTAACTGTTCAAGGTAGTTGCATTACCGGCACTCCTGACAATGAAGACGACAGTAAAGATTGGTTCAATATCCAGAATATGGATATTTCTAATAGTAGTGTGATAAATCATACTACATTTGTTGTTAGTTGTAATTGGATTAGAGTAGTTAGCAAACCTACTTCGGGCAGTATCTCAAAAGTTTTATTAAGAAACTAGTTGACTTTTTCCTCTTACATGCTATAATATAGGCATGATCGAACAGATTGTTGAAACAGTACATAGACTTATTCTTGACCATTTACCAATAAGAAGTAATACTACTCCTAGCGGATGGCGTACTTTTAATTGTCCTATGTGTAGCGATACTCGTAAACGTGGTGGTGTTATTACCAGTGGTCCAAAAATAAGTTATCATTGTTTTAATTGTAATTACACAACAGGCTGGACACCTAGTCCTCACTTAGGTAAAAAATATAAAGACTTAGCAGAAGCATTAGGTGTTGATAAAAATGTAATACACAACGTCACAATTGAACTTATGAAAAACAGTGATGAGTTCGAAGACATAGATGTTGATAATTATGTGTACAATTTTAAACATTTTGAAAAAGTAGACTTGCCATCGGATGTAGAAATGATTAGCACATTAGATGACAATCATGAACTAAAAGTTTATGCAAAGCAAAGAGGCATACTAGACTTATATCCACTATTACATTTTTCTGATGTTCAAAACAAGAGAAGAGTTGTTGTGCCTTTCACATACAACAATGAGTTAGTAGGCTGGACAGCAAGACACATAGATCCGCCTAACAAGCAAACTCCTAAATACTTGCATAAACTACAACCAGGATATGTGTTTAACGTAGACAAGTTTGCAGACACTGACAGAGAAATAGTTATTGTCACAGAAGGTGTATTTGATGCAATTATGGTTGATGGTGTAAGCATTATGGGTAATAGTGTAACGCCAGAACAAGCACATTTGATTGACAAATTGGGTAAGAGAGTAATTGTTTGTCCTGATAAAGATAAAGCAGGTGTTGAATTAATTGATCAAGCATTAGAGTTAGGGTGGGAAGTAAGTTTTCCAGACTGGCATACAAGTTGTAAGGATGCCGCAGATGCAGTTTTGAGGTATGGCAGACTTGCAACTATAAAAAGTATTATAGATTGTGCAACAAATAATAAAATTAAGATTCAAGTTAAATCTAAAATGATATAAAAGGGAAATAAATATATGCATATAGGAGACTTAAATAAATGTCAAGAATAAAAAATCTTTGCATTGTAGGAACTGACAAGATTGCAGGACATAGTAATGCAGTAGATGCATGGTCCAAAATAGAATACTTTGATCAAATTGCAACTGTACATCAAAAATATGCAAGTATAGAAAGAGTTCTAACACAATGGTTAAAGTATTGCAGAGGTTTTGGTAAGCCAAGTGAGGAAGGAATAGAAAGTTATTTTCAAAATTCCATATTCATATTGGAATTGCCTCACCCAGATAACAAAACAATTTGGGTAGAAGACTTTGGTTGTTATGTAAACTTCTGTGGTGAAACAGGCGATATGTATATAGAAGATGATGAATACAGAGAAAATACGCCAGGATGGTTCTTTGATCAAATACAAGAACAAAAAGAAAAATTAAAATTGTATGAGGAACTACAACCAAATAGAGAAAAGAATAATTTAAGAGCAACTGTAAGCAACGTATTTTCATGCTATTTGCAATGTATGAGATCGCAAGGACAAATAATTGCATTAGAAAGAAGTCATTGTCCTGCATATGATACACTAAGACAAGTCAGTGAAGAATATTTAATTACAGGCAATCATTGGTATGGACCTACAGTAGAAAGAGTAATAAAAGAAAACAATTTTGAACAACCATTTGCCGAAAATAACATATTAACAGACGAGGTATATAGTAAGTATGTTAATAAGGTCTCTAAAAACATGCGTAAATTAGGATTCTTTGATTATTAATTATGAGTGAAATAAAAGATTACAACGAAGATATACAGTATTTGTTTTTGCAATTTTTAATCAGCGATTCTGATTTGTTTGCAAGATGTCAAAACATTGTCAATCCTGAATTCTTTTCCAGGAAGTATAAACCTACAGTTGAATTATTAGTATCTCACAGTAAAGATTATAATTCTCTGCCTACAATAGATCAAATAAATGCTGTGGGTGGTGCAAATTTTGAAACACTTGTTAATGTAACGCCAGATCATCAAAATTGGTTTATGGATGAATTTGAAACATTCTGTAGACATAAAGCATTAGAACAAGCAATTATCGAAAGCACAGATCTTTTAGAAGACAAAGATTATGGTAGTGTTGAAGAAAAAATTAAAAAAGCAGTACAGACTGGATTGGTAAAAGATCTAGGTCTTGAATATTTTGAAAATCCAAAGGAGAGATTGGAATGGATAAAGAAACAAGCAGGAGCAGTAAGCACAGGCTGGAAAGGAATAGATCAGAAACTGTACGGTGGGTTGAACAGAGGCGAAATCACAATATTCGCAGGAGGCTCCGGCGCAGGTAAAAGTTTATTCTTGCAAAACTTTGGTGTGAATTGGAGTCTTGCAGGACTCAATGTTGTTTACATTAGTTTAGAATTGAGCGAACAATTGATTAGTATGAGATTAGATAGTATGATATCTGGTTATAGTACTAAAGAGATAATGAAAAACATGGATGATGTAGACTTAAAAGTTCGCATGAAAGGTAAAGGTTCGGGCAAATTCCGTGTAAAATATATGCCAAGTGGTGTAACAACCAATGATGTTAGAGCATTTTTGCGTGAGTATGAGATACAAGCAGGTATAAAAGTTGATTGTTTACTTGTTGATTACTTGGATCTCATGATGCCAATTAGTGGTAAAGTAAGTGCAGAGAATACATTTATAAAAGATAAATTTGTTTCTGAAGAGTTGCGTAACTTAGCGGCAGAAAGAAATTTATTACTAGTGACAGCATCTCAGTTGAATAGAAGTGCTGTAGAAGAAATAGAATTTGACCACCATCATATAGCAGGTGGTATTAGTAAAATACAAACAGCAGATAATGTTGTTGGTATATTCACAAGCAATGCTATGAGAGAACGTGGTAGATATCAAATACAGTTTATGAAAACA